TCAACAAGTTGGTGTTGTGTCAGAGCGCCATACTTTGATACTTATGGACCTAATTCAAGTTATGCCAGATGAGCTGGTTAACGATAGTCAATTCTTGGCGTACGCCCAAGCATAAGGAGGAAACATGGGAAAACGTATTGGACAATCAGCGGGTAAGAACCCTGAAAAGTCAGTAAGCATTGCTTTGACTGGTAGCAAGTACAAGTCAGGTGGAGCCATGGCTCGAAAGAAAAAAGGCGGAATTGTTCGTAAGCCAAAAGCTACTATCAGATACAAACGAGGCGGAGCAAAATGAAAAAGAAAGAGAAGCCTGTTACTCTTAAAGTTGGTGGAACTGGTCATAAAGTTTCTAAGAAAAAAGACCAGGTCATTGTTGACCACTTAGGTCAAAAAACAGGCAAGTACGATAAGATTAACCTAACTAAAGTTGGTGGGTCAAAGACTGTCAAACAAGGTGTTAAGGCAGTTAAAGATTGGCACAGTAAGCCAAGCAACTCCCACAAGAAGGGTAAGTAATGCCAAGCGGAACTAACCCATGTTGGGACGGATATGTCCAAGTAGGGTTCAAGAACAAAGATGGTAAAAAAGTGCCAAACTGTGTTCCTGAAGGTAAGGGTAAATCCAAAGTAACTAAACCTAAGAAAGGCAAAAAATAATGTGCGCTATGTGCGGATGCGGTAAGAAAAAAGGTCAACCAGGCTTTGGTAAAGGCCCTAAGAAAAAAGCTGCTAAGAAAGCTGCTCCAAAAGGTATGTCTCCAAAGCAAAAGAAGCTTGATGCAGACAAAGACGGAAAGCTAGAAGGTTCTGACTTCGCTGCTCTACGAAAGAAGAAGTAATGTGCGCTACATGTGGCTGCGGTAAGCCAAAAGACAAGCACGGCATGAAAACTGTAAAAGCAGCAAATAAAAAGTTTGCTAAAAAGGCAGCTCCCGCAAAGGGCAAGAAGTCTTCTATGGTAAGAAAAAAAGGCATGTAATGCCAGAGTGCAAATGCGGCAACTGTGGTTGCGGAAAGAAGGACCCTAATGGCTAAACCATTTGAAAAGGGAAAGTACACAGAAGATAAAGATAAAAAGAAAGACACCAAGATGCTCAAAAAGGCTGGTTTTGATAAAGACGAAAAGGCCAAGTTTGAGAAGGCTGATAAAGCTCACGGCAAGAAGAAAAAGCCAAAGACCATGGCTGAAGATAAGAAGATTGACGCAAAGATTATTAAGAAGATTAAGAAGTCCGATAAGGATGACAAAAAGAAGTAGAAGCTTGGGCCCCCGAAAGGGGGCCTTTTGCTTTATTATTGAACTGATTCCATGCGGGAATCAAAGCTGTACCCCTTGCGTTCGACCCTGATACTCCATTGGAGATTGCTATGTCCTATTTGTACAGAGACAAGGAAAGAAAAGTCTCTGAACCTACTGAAGCAGATTTTGCTCGAGGGTTCGCAGATGCAGCTACTGACCGTAAGGGTATTAGTTCGTTCTGGGTAGGATTAGCCATAGGGGCGTTAGCAGGTAAAGCGGTACGGCGTAAATGAACAGTAAAGAATTAATTCCCGCCCTCACTCAGTCTACTAAGACTCTAAATAAGCCTTTGACCCAAGCTATGCGTAAAGACGCAGTTTCTGCTGGGTGGCCTGTGGCATTAACAAAGCAACTTCGTGTAGTGATTACAAATACTTCTATGGATGTTGAATACCCAGAGGACCTAGCTTCAAGAGTAGAAGACCTAGAGTACGGCGATGGCATAACTCCTCCCAGCCCAGTTTTTAGAAAATTTGCAAAAGCTAATAAAACTAGAATTGAAAATGTTCTTGTTGATACCTCTATAGATTACCTGTTTGACGAAGGGATTCTTCCATGACATTTATTATTTCTGAAGACGAAGCGTTAAAAACTTTACTTCAAGGAATTGTGGTTTCAGATGAAAAAAACAACTCTCGTTCAGTTCAAGCGTGGTTTTCTAACCCTGATGTAGAGCTAAGAAACCAGTCTTATCCCTATGTCACAATTGAATTAATAGGAGTAGAGTGGGCACGCTACAGACAAGCATCTGGATTTATGATTGATAACGATAGACAAGGAACTGTATCTCCTGCAAATGGAGAAGTGTTTGAATATGAAATGCCAGCAGCGTGGGATTTGATGTATCAAATTACTAGCTATGCAAGGCACCCTAGACACGATAGAGCTATTATTGCTCATTTACTTAATAATGATTTTGTTGCTAACAGAGGTTATCTACCAGTGCAAAATGATTTAGGAACTCAAACTTCCTACAGGCACCTCATACTACAAGATTTCGCTAAACGAGACACAGTGGAAGACGGGCGTCGGTTATTCCGAAACGTTTTCACTGTTCTTGTAACAAGCGAAAGTACCCCAACTAGCGGAGATTCCGTTGCTTGGGTAGAAGAAGTACTGATAAACGAAAACCCAACGAACATCCCATCCGGACTATCAGAAGTTTAATACTCGTAACCTAATGAAACTAAACTAAGGAGAACACCTAATGTCTTACCTACGTCCTGGTGTGTATGTTGAGGAAACCCTCAATCCAATACCACCATTAGCGGGGCCATCATCAACTTCGGTTGCTGCATTTATTGGCGCTGCAGATAAGGGTCCAACAGACCCAACATTGGTTACTTCGTGGACTCAGTACACTAGCCTGTACGGTTCATGGGGTACTTTAAATACATTAACAACTGCTGTCTATTTATTCTTTGCAAATGGCGGAAACCAAGCTTGGATTAAGCGAGTAACAGCTGGTGCTGCTGCTCCTGCAACCAGAGTATTTGATGACCGCTCTGCAACAACAGACCCAACGTTAACCCTATTTGCTAAGAACGCTGGTACTTGGGGTAATAGTGTTTACATTACAATCACTAACTCTGCACTAGCTAATCATTTTGATTTAGCTGTGTTTAACGGTGGAACAACTTCAGCTTTCCTTGCTGAACGTTTTACTGATTTGAATATGACAGTTGGAAGTGAACGTTATGCTCCTACTGCTATTAACAGCGCATCAACTATCATCACAGCTGTAGACGCAAACTCTGCAGCAACTGGCGCAACTAGAAATCCAGGCATCGTATCACTAGAACCACTTGCAGCAGGCGCAACAGGTTCAGCAGTAACAGAATCAGATATTGCAAACGGAATGCCTGCTTTTGATACCGTAACAAGCCCACTAGTTCTTAACGCACCTGGAGTAACAACTTCAGCTGCTATTAACAACATTCTTTCTTATGCTGAAGGACGCGATGATGTGTTTGTTGTTATTGATGCTATGAACGACACAGTAGCAAATCAGATGACACGTGCTGCTGCTTATACAAGCTCTTCTCTTGGAGCTGTGTATTACCCTAACTTAACTATTCCAAGCAACACTTCTTCAAGCCCAGGAGCTACAGAAACAGCTTTCTGCGGTGGAGCAATTGTTGGACAATACATCTCAACAGATGTGTCTCGTGGAGTATTCAAAGCACCAGCTGGTGTAAACAATAGAATTGCTGGAGCAGTTGCTGTTACTAAGTTGACTAACGCTAACTTAGACACAATGAACAGTGCATCTGCGCCTGTAAACGCTATTCGATTTATCCCAGGTTCAGGAATTGTAGTAATGGGTTCTCGTACTCTTAAAGCAGGATACGCAGACCGTTACGTACCAGTTCGTCGTTCCCTAATTTATCTACGCAAAGCGCTAACTGATTTAACAACCTTTGCAGTATTTGAACCTAACGATGCAGTACTATGGCGTCGTATCACAGCTTCTCTGGAAGGTTTCCTAACTGACTACTGGTCACAAGGCGGTCTACGTGGAGCAACCCCAGCAGATGCATTCTTTGTTAAGTGCGATAGCTCAACTAACCCACTTATCAAGGTAGACAATGGAGAAGTTAATATGGAAATTGGAGTGGCCCTCCAAAGACCAGCTGAATTCGTTGTAATCAAAATCGGTCAGTATGATGGTGGCAGCACCGTCACTGTGGCGTAAGGAGAATAAAACATGGCCACCAGTAATATCTCGCGTTTTTCTAAACTTGCGACAGACCCACTTCGCAGTTTTAGATTCTATGCGCAATTTACGCCTACAGAAACTAAGGCGTATGCAACAAAAGACTTCACTACTTTCAGTGGAGGCTTTACAAATATCTCTGGGTTATCTATTAACACACAGAGCATTGGATACCGTGAAGGTGGATACAACACTACGTTGCACCAAGTTCCTGGTATGACAACATTTTCACCAGTCACCTTCCAAAGAGGAACACTGTTTGGAAATGACCAAGCAATCAACTGGATGCGTGGAATGTTTGCTGCAGCTGCCGGAGACGGTATTGCTGTAGGAGCAGGAACAAGCTCATTCCGTTGTGATGTTAACATTTGGGTTATGGACCATCCAGTTGCGGATAATGGAGAGAACGCATTTAAGATGCGCTTCAAGATTCACAACGCTTGGATTTCAAGCCTAAGTTACTCAGATTTAAACGCAACAGATAACCAAATTCTATTTGAAACAATGCAACTAGTACATGAAGGTCTTTCAGTCTCCTTTACAGGAGCAACTGGAGATGTTCGTGCTGGAGATGCAAAAGGTTAAACAAACTAACTAAGGAGAATAAATCGTGGCAGAACAACTAGTTACAGACCAGTCACTACTCGATAAATTGACCAAGAGTATTGAAGAGCCTGCAGTTGCAGTAAAGACTGTACCGCCTTCAAATTCAGAGGTGACTCTTCCCGGGGGGTATATCAATCGGGAAGGGTCCCTAGTCAAATACGCAGAAGTGCGTGAATTGACGGGTGTAGATGAAGAAGCTATATCTAAAGCAGGGTCTATTGGAAGAGCATTGAACGTAATGCTACAACGAGGACTTGTTAGCTTAGGTATGGAGAAGGCCAACAAAGAAGACTTGGACAGCCTGCTATCAGGTGACCGAGACGCAATTCTTGTTGGAATTCGATGCGTTACCTTTGGGTCTAAAGTTGATTTTAATATCACTTGCCCATTTTGTAAGACAGCTCTAGACGTAACAGTGGATATAAAAGACGGCATACCAGTGCGTGAACTTGCGGACCCTATTGAAGATAGAACCTTTGTCTATGAATCAAAATTAGGAGAAGTTCTTGTTAGTTTACCTAATGGGTCAGTTCAAAGAAAACTCATGGAAAACACGGATAAAACCGTGGCAGAGTTAAACACAATGCTTCTTGCTGGATGCATTTCTACTATTAACGGAGCGCCCTCTTTAGGAGCGGTTTCTGTATTAAAACTAGGAATGTCTGACAGAAGTAAAATCATTGAAGAAATTTTAACTCGTAATCCAGGACCCCGCCTCGGGGAGGTGAGTACGGCCTGTGAGGCATGTGGTGAAGATATAGCTATGCCACTGAGCCTGGCCGACTTGTTTCGTCTATAAAGACGAGGATTATGAGAACCTGTTAGACCAGTACGAATTTTTGACACGTTCGTTTCCAGGATGGACGTTAGAAGATATTCGTTCTTTATCAGTTAGAGAACGATTTAATTGGATTTCAAGAGCTAAACGTAAGTAGGAGGTGATTAGCAGATGAGTGTTCTTGGTGGAATGAACCTTGGCGGTAGCGGCCAAGCTAAAAAAATTCAGCTAGTTACTGACCTACGTGAAGAATACAATAAATTAAATCAAGTTCTTCAAAAAACAAAAGAACTATCTGCTGACATCGCAGCTAATTTAAAAGCAGGAAAAGGAACTGGAGCTTTTGCCGTAGCAGGCGGAGGCGGACCTGGAGTTCCACAAATGCCTGGTGCTGGTTCTTTAGGAGGGTTTGTACAACCTCCTAATAGAAACCAACAAGCAGCTAATGAATCATCTAGTGGTATGAGTTTTGGTGGAGCAGTAGCTAGAGCTCTTCCATACGCTGTAGCGGGTATCGGTCTTGCTGCAACAATGCTTCCTACAAATCAACAAGCAATTGAACGTAACTTTACTGAATCCCGCTTAAACTTCATGACTAACGGCGGAGCTCGCCGCATGATTAGCGGAGCGATGCAAACTGGAACAGGAATTGAGCCGGAAGACGCAGCCCGTGCAGCAATGATGGGTTTGAGCGCTGGAATGCTCCCAGGATTTGGAAAAAACGATTCCATGTCCGCAGCTGCTACATTTTCAAACCTTGCGCCTGGCGTAGGTATTCAAGGTGGTATGTCTGCCGCTATTGCTTTAAATCAAGCATCTAGCGTAAACAAACTTCGTATGATTGGCATAAATGTACGAGGTTCCGATGGCTTTATGAGAAAGCCTGAAGATATTGCTAACGATGTGTGGAAGCAATTAACCAGTGCAGCTGGTGGAAAGAAAATAACAAAAGATGCTATTGCTCTATCATTGCAGCCAGGTAATGCTCTTTATTCTTATTTAAATCAGTACTTCGGTGAATCGCCAGAACTACGAATGGGCATCATTAATGCAATTATGCAAAAAGCATCTGGTGCAGAATTAGATTTACAATCATTAAAA